GGAGTAATTGTTATTTGTTGACTATAACCTACTTGATTAAAATCACCTAAATTATAAGATGGATCAGCTACTAATTCATGTTGACAAGGTGGAGTAGAATAAGAATAACATGTAGAAGGATCATATTTTCTATAATACTTAGGACCTTCATCCATATCATTATATCTTTCAACTCTCCAATTATTATCCCACCAATAAATATATGAATTAAATGGTGTTAATATTTTTGTTAATACATCTGTTGCACCATCTCTTTCAGTTTCATTTTTCCAAAAAACATCGGTTGCTACTGCTGTTCTTTGCCAAGCTCCATATTCATCAACAACGCTTCCTCTTCTTAATGCAGAAGGTTCTAATGTCATGTTTACCCATAACGAAGCATCTTTTCCTGTTTTTGATAAAGAGTTTTGTAAGATATCAACGAAGGTTCTTTGTTCAAGTGTATCTATGATAGAAGGAGATATATCTTTTAATTTACTTAAATAATTAGATGCAGTAAAGTTAACTGTTGAATTATTTAAATATCTTGCTGAAGTAGCTTCACTGTTAAGAAACCCATTAAATAAATTAACTTGTTTACCATTATCAGAAACATCTATTAATATTCTCCATTCAAATTCATCAGCACCAAATAAATCATCATATTCCCAAAAATAAGTACCTTCACTAGCATCATTTAACATAGTTATTGATACAGTTTGAGCAACAATAGGTTGGAACCAATCACTACATTTATAATCTATAGTTAAACCATTTTTAACCATAGTTAAATCATGTATAGATGCTAAATAATTTTCTTTTTGAAATAATACTACTCCTGTAATACCACCTTTTGAAGCAAAAGGCATTTGATATTTAGTATGAAATCCGGGTGTTCTACGTTGCCATGTCATATTAATATATTTCTAATTTTGCATATACCTTATCAGTTACAGCAACAAGATCTTCACCATGAATTCTAAATATAGAAGTTTGTCCTGTATTTAATCCACCTAATATGTTTTGTAATTTATCTAAAGGAGCTATTACTTCTGGATTTTGTCTTGCTCCAGGATATTCACCTACTAAACCCATTGTAGGTCCATAAGCAATTCCACCTTCTGAAAAAGCTTGAGATTTTATAACAGCTATTTGAGCAGCAGTTTGTATTCCTACAAGTGCAGCAGAAACAAATCCTAAAATACCTGTTTGTGCAAATGCTTTAGTTGCAGCTAAAGCTCCATTTATTAAAGCTTGAGCTATAGCAATTCTTTGTTCTTTTTTAGCATATTTTCTTTCTATTGCTTCTCTTTTTGTAGCATTATCACCAGCAGCTTTTAGTTCTTTATTTTTAGCTGCTGTAGTAAATCCAGCGATAGCATTAGTTATACCATTTAAATACTCTGCAGCTTTATCAGCAATACCTGTAATAACACCCCATTTTTCTTCAGTATCTGCTATTGCTTGTGCTTTTGATTCATCTGCTGCTTGTTTTTCTAAATCCTTAACTTTTGCTGAATATTCAGATTCAAGTATTAAACCTGCAGCTAATTCAGCTTTTAGATTAGTTAATCTTCCTACTGCTGATTCTTCATTTAAAGCTTTTTGATAATCTACCCAAGATTGTTCAGCACTTTGTCTTAATGCTAATGCATCATCTGTTGCTTTTTTCTCTAATGCAATCTTTTGATTATATGTTTTTAGAGTTGCATCAGCTTCAACCCTTGTCATATCTTCCCAACCTTTAATACCAGCATCAATATACTTCTGAACAGAAGATCTCATTTCATTCTGTCTATTTACAATCTCTCTTAATTTATCATCTCTTGTTTTATAAAGACCATCTAATGTATTTTCTAATGTTATTAAATCTCTTGTATCATCAACACTTGTTTCAGTTGTTGCATTTACTATTTTTTGTAAGCGAACAGCTTCTTCTGCTGCACCTATTTTCATATTTGCAATTTCAGTTTCTTTATCTCCTAATACATCTAATGCTGCTTGTCTTTCTTTATTTGATGCACCTTCATAATCTCTTGTTTGAAGTAACAAATTAGCCATTTCTCTTCTTAATCCAGATTCTTTTCTTGATATCTCAAGATTTTTCATCATTAAAGTAAATCTATCAAGTTCTACTTGTTTAAGTATCTTTACTTTATCAAGTTGTTTTTGTAATAAACCAGTTCCTCTTTTAACAGGATTGTCTATATCTAATCCAGTTGCCATTAAGATACCAGCTTTTCCAACTTTAACTAAGTCTTGTTTCATTTGTCCAAACAATTCTTTAGATTTTTTCTTTGCTTCATCATCAAATAAACCTTTAATTGCTTGACCTACACCTTTAAAACCATTTTTAAGTGCAGAAAATGAACCTTTAAAAAAATCTAATAATCCTTGCCATCTATTAACAAGTCCTTGTTTTATAGCATCCCACAATCCTTTAATTGCTTCTTTTGGTTCTTTAAAAACACCTACTAAAACTCTACCTAATTTAATAAATCCATCTGATATTACTCCTAATATACCTTTAATAAATCCCATAATTGATGCAAACTTTTGAGCACCATCAACACTCCCTTTAAAATATGAACCTAATGCTTTAAGCGCAGCAGCTACTAATCCTATTATTATACCAATAGGACCTAATGCAGTATTTAATAATCGAGCACCTACTGCTAATGATTGAAAACCTCCTACACCTTGCTGAGCAGCAGGGCCAAAAGTTCCAAGTCCACCAACCATTTGAGACATAGCGCCTCCAGCGTTTTTGGACATGTCTCCGAATGATTTAGAGACAGCTTTACCAGTTTGTTTAGAATTCTTATTGAATTTTTTTGAGGCAGTACCAGCTTCATTCAATCCTTTCTTCATTTCTGAAGTTTGGGAATATAATCGGAGTGCAACGTCCGTCATTATCTTTGCCATAATGAGTTTTTATTTATTTATATATTATAAAAGGAAAGGAGAATCTATTTAAAGATTCTCCTTTATTTTTTCTACTGTTTTTAAATCAGCTTTTTTATTACCAGATAATTTAGATATTCTTTCCCTCCATTGATCAGGGTTTATTGGTTGTTCATATTCAACACCATCAACATTATCTTTATTAATTGTATCCCAAGGAAATGGAAGATGTTCAATACTGAATCTTTGAAAACTTGGTGGTTTATGTTTTCTTGGAACAGATGTATAAAGATAATATAAAGTCATTCTTGTTTGTTCCCAAGAAGTTTTATAGTTTTCTTCTTTGCTTTCTTTCCAAGCGTTAACAATGAAACTGAATTCTTTGGGAATTAAACTCCAAAAATAATCAGGATTTAATCCTATAGCTCCAACAGCTATTCCAAAAAGTTCATCAATGGTTATTTTTTTTTAGAGGTATTCTTTCCACTAATATTCTTTTCAAAAGAATTAAGAAGAATTTCATTAAAATCAGAAAGACATTCATCTAAAAAAAACTCCATGTCTTCTCTTTTTAAATCCATTTCTGTACCTTCTGCTTTCGCACCAGCTACTAATCCGTAATGAAGAAGAATTTCCAGATTAGAAAATTCTTCATCAATAGCTTCAATTCCTTTTCCTGTTTCAGCTTGATACTGTTTTAAAGCATAATAAGAAACACGTAAAGGCCATTGTTTTCCCTTGTAAGTTAAATAATTCATAATATAATATTTTTATATATATTAATAAAAAAAATCTAACTTTTTACTATCCAGTTTGAGCTTGTGATAATGCTCCGTCACCTGCAATTTCTCCAGAGAAACTAACAGGAGATCCAACTCCACCATCCATTGAAATAGATGAAAGATAACCAGCACCAGACATATAATAATTTAAGCTTACATCAGGTAGTAAGTAAATTGCAACAGAAGCATCAGATGTTATAAGTTGATTTACTAATATATCATAACTCATATCACCAGCATCTACTGAAGCAGATTGTAATCTTAGACCTGAAAAAGAAACAGTCCAACCATAAAGATCTGGAATATTTTGTTTAGCTCCAGAAGCAGTTAAACAAGCTACCTCTATCATATCTTTAGATATAGAAAGTGAAAAATCAGTTGCACATCCAAGTGTACTACCATCAATTACTATTGACATTGATTTTGAAAAAAGTGGTGTACCCATTTTATTTGTTTATTTTAAGTTGTTTATTTATTTATTATTCTATTTATTCTACTATTTAACCAACATAAGAAGCAATAAACTCCAGTGTGTTAGTATATATTTGTTGTTGTTCATCAAAACCCCCTTGATCACTATTAAAGTTTATATCTATTATATTGTCAGTTGAAATATCATTCAAATATGTAATGAGCCTATTACTAATAGTATCTAATTCATTATTAGTATGCCTTTGTATTGCAACTATACTTAACGTATAATTTGTATAAACATTCTTAGCACCTAAACAATCAAATTGATCCTGTTTATTTATACCAAAAACAATCCATTTATTATTAACTGTTTCAGTTAACCATTCACTAGGTAAGTTTTCATAACGTATAATATCAACTAATGCATTTATACTTGCATCAGCATTCATTATCGTATTTATCTCGCTTGTAAAAGACATATTTATTTATTTCTATTTATCTTCTTAACCTTTTTTTCAGTTATCTTAACAAGGTCTTCTCCATATTCTTTATTGATATAATTTAATAAACCAGGTGCTTTTGAATCTAACATAGGTTCAATAACATTCTTACCTTGTATTCTTCCTTTATATGCACCTTTTTGTCCATATCTTTCAGCGGTTCCTGTATTTAAAAATCTAACTTTATAACCATCTCTTGTAAAACCACAAACTTGTGCATTTGGATGTCTTGCTCCATTTACAGGTGCTGCACCTATTTTTACATATTTTATAATACTTGCTGGAAATGGAAGAGTCTTCATAGGAGCTTGAATAACTTTTTTTAAAGCTTCTCTATTAGAACTTCTAAGAAGTTTATTAACTTCTTTTTCATTTCCTAATGTATTTAAAACATTAAGAAGTTCTTTAAATCCTATAAGGTCTCCTGTTACTCCTGTTACTGCCATTTTATATTATAGTTGCCCTTTCCCAAACAATTGTTTTTAATTTCATCCATTGTTTTCTACTAATGTTTTCAATATGCTCAATTTTATAATAATTATTATTGTAAATTATTCTACACTTATAATTAACTCCATCATCATATCTAATCATAAAATCATCAGTAGAAAAAACTAATTCACCATATTGATTATACTGCGTGTTACCGCTACCAGGAACTAAACCAGCAAAACATTCTTTAAAAAATACATAAGTTTTTTCAGAAGTTCCTACTTTATTTATAGAAGTAGATTCTCTCTCTATTGTAATTTGCTTATTTAATTTGCTTGCTATCATTTTAAAATCTAACTAATCTGAATGAATCTAATAAAGATTCAAATGCTTTATTTGGTTTTAAACTTCCTTCTGTATAACTTTGTCTGTCTACATCATAAAGGTCACCTATTTTTACTAAGATTGCTTGTTTTATAAGTATCGGACAATCACCTTCTTCAAATCCAGTTTTATAAGTAACAGTTAAAGGATCTGCAGAATAAGATGTAGTAAACTCAATATAAAAACTATTGTAAAATACTTGTGTTTCATCAATAGTAAGAGCTACTGAAGCATCTGTAATCGCAGATGTAAAAGAAATAAAGTTACCTTCTGGAATTTGTATGCTGCTTCCTGCCCAATCATAATATTCTTGAACATTAACAGTTTCTGCAATATCCTTTCCAATATATTGCTCAGCTTTTTGAGTTGCTGCTTTGATTAAGTTTGAAATATAATCATCATCATCATGCCAATTATCATCCACTCTTAAATGTCTTTTTGCTTCAGATTTATCAAGAGGATAACTTGATTTTGTTTTTTTAGGCACATTTATAGCAGGAATCATATCTTAAATTATTTTAATAAAAGGAAAGAGTATAAAACCCTTTCCTTTATTTTTTATTATTTAGAACTAAACTGCAGCAGAAACATCATTTGAGAATACAAGTGCACGTTTATTAGTACATCCTGAATCAACTAATGCAATTACAGTAAGTTGTATACGACCTTCCTGAGCCTTTGTATAAGGATCAACTACAATTTCAAGGTTACCCCATTGTCCAACTGCCATTCTAGAGAAATCTCCAAAATATACTTTATTAGCATTTGCAGCAGAAACTCCATAAGCAGGATATCCATTAAGTTGATTTGCAGCACCCCAAATTGCAGCGCCTGAAGTAGTACCTAAAGCTATTTTTTGCTTTAAATATCCTTTAATAGAAGGAGTAGTTACATATGCACCAGCACCAATGTTAAGTCCACCAATAGAAGCTTCCATATTTACAAGGTCACCGAATACTAAACCTCCTTCAGTAGTAGTAGAAAAACTTGCAGGTGCGTCAGTTTGTAATGTATCAAATACATCATTAGTGATTGCGTTCCATACTCCATTTACAAGATTCTGAACAATTCCATTATAAATAGTTGGATTTGTTTGAGATAATGTTTCACGAGTAATACCTTGGTGATGAGTAACTCTTCTAGCAGCTAATGTAAGAACTTCAGGAGTCATACTAGCACCAAATGCTGATGCATCTTCTCCTGGGAAAGTTGCTGTATCTTGAGCCATTGCTGGAACAACAAAGTTACCAGTTAATCCTGGATAGAATGTTACACCAAGAGTTTTTAAGAAAGCTTCACCTGGTGAAGTAAGAATATCAACACTATCACTTACTGTTTTATTTATGATACCTGTTTCTGTATCGGCTTTAATTGGCTGAGCTCTAAGTTTAAAAGAACTTGATCCATTTCCATTCACTGCTTCTTGTAACCAGTCTCTGAATTCTACACCAATAGGAGCATCTTCACGAGTTTCTTCAGGTGTTTCAATATCTTCAGCTTTTTCAACTGTAAGAATATTAGTTTTTTCAATAAGTTCCATACGCTTAATGTCTGCATCAAGAGTATCAACTTCTGTAGCTATAGCGTCGATACGAGTTCTTTGTACTTCTACATCGCCTTCTTTATCGTTTTGAATAGCTGTTAATTCTTCAGAAAGAGTATTTCTTTCTGATTTTAAATCTATAAGATTTTTCATGTTATTTTTATAATTTATTTTTGATTTTTAGAATTTTTATACTCATATCGAGTTGTTCTCTTTCGAGATTATTTTTGTCAGCTTCTTTTCCTTCACCATCATCTCTGGCTTCTACATTTGTTTCTGTATAAGCAGGAAATGTAACAGAACTTACATCACGAAGTGTTTCAACATCTGTAACTGTATAAAGTTCTTTACCGTCATCAAGTTCTTCACTTTTGTAACCAGTTTTAGATGGTAGAAAAGCAAAACTATTTTGGAAAATATCACCTCTTTTAACCAACTCATACACATCATTAGCATAAGTTGTATCGGGGAGTACTGCTCTAAAAAATAATCCAGTTTCATCTGAGTTTAACTTGAGTGTTTCATTTGTGGTTCTTCCCATAATAAGACTATTATCGTGGTTGAAACTCATTATCACATCCAAATCTTTACTTCTTAAGACATTATCGAAAGCACCTTTCTCAATAACCTCGTAAAACGAATCATACAATAGTTTAGATCGTACATTATAAAGCGCTGCATATCCTTCTAATACTTTTTCATCATTATCTCCTTCTACAGCACGAAATTGAAGGTCTTTACTATCATAGACCCTTTCTTGTATTTTATTATATTTCATAGTAACTATGTTATATTTATTTATTTATCTTTCTTTTCTTTGTTCTTTTAACTGTATCTTCTTTTTTAACGATATTTCTATCTTCTTCCTTTTTTTCATTAATCTTACTATCAACAATTTGATTTATTCTATCCTCTATAGAAGTTACTTGTGAAGACATATAATGTTTATCACCATCTTCAAAAGTAGGTAATCCTTCTAATAAACCTATTTGATTTTGTGTCATAACACCCATATTAAACATTTTCGTATAATACTCAGTTTTAGTTTTAATATCTGTTTCAATTAATGCTTGTACAACAAATTCAATAGACTTTCCATTTATTCTTTCATTAACGGAAAGAAGTTTCATTTCCAATTCTTGTCTATACATACGAGCAATAGCAGAAATTGTATTTGCTTTAAAGTTTAATTGGGCTTGTTCTACATTGTTATATTTGCTATATTCATATACACCAACCATATCAGGTGGTACTCCATAAAAAGCTGCAATTTGTGTAGTATCGAATTTCATACTCTCTATAAACTTAGCATCAATAGGATCTAAATTAAGTTCTTGAATTTCTGTAAAAGGTGGTAGTTTTATAATGTTACCAGCATTTACTGGTCCTACATTAGTATCTTTAAATCCTACCATTGCTTCTTCAAATGCAGGTAAGTATTGAGCATCTGGAATTTTAGATTGTAGTACTTTAGGACTAAATGCATTATTTTCATAATAGTGGTCGACAGTTTGTTTTCCTTTCCAAATAGTTGATAAATTAAGTCGTTGAACTTCTATAGGATTTATACCCCATATTCCATTCTTAGTTATCATTTTAAAATGCAATATATCATGTGCATTTACAACCACTTCTTTTGTTTTATTATCTTTTTTCTTTTGATAAAGAATATAATACAACTGCCCTCTTACTATTTTATAACCTCCTACAAGATTTGAAGGTATTAATTCCAATTTATTAACCTTTCCAGTTTCTCGATTTCTATAAATACGAGCAAAAGAATTTCCTCTAAGATTACGATTATATTCTAATGCTGCAAAGAATGATTGAGAACTTATAATGCCATTTGGAGAGAAATGAAGCAAATCATATCTATAGTCTGTTTTATCGATTAGATTTCCTGCATTTGTAGATTGATAAACGTTAATTGGTAATCTTGATATAGTATCTCCTAATACTTTTATGCATGTTACTGCTGCACTAACTTTTTCAGCATCCGCTAATTGAAACTTGTTCTTTGCTGTTCCACTTTCTAGTGGAGTAAGAATCTGGTCTTTATAAGCATCAAATGTTCCATCATATCCTTTTATTTCGCCACCTAAAAGGCTTATTACTGATCGTTTGAGATTTTCAAACATATTTTATGTTTATTTTATTTATTTATTAAGAAAAACATCTTTGTGAAGTTTTTTGATTTGGTTCATTTCTTGGTAAGCTCCCATTGACATACCCAATGCTACAGCACCATCTACAGAATCTAATGATTTGTTCTTCATTATTTTTATATTTCCATTCCCATCTTTATATAATACAACATTATTTATATTCCATTTTAATGCTGGGTTAGACAATGTTATATCTTTATCAAATATTACCTTTTCTAAAGCTTTAAGAGGTTCATTAAACCTTTGTGCTCTTTGTTCAAAAGGAGCAGTAGGTATTCTTAAATCATATAAATCTTTTAGTATAGCAACAATATTTGAAGGGTCATAAGCTACTTGTCTTATATTAAACTTAGATTTTAATTCTTTAAACTTTTTAAGAACTAAATCATAATCAATAGTTGGTGATTCACAAAGTATAATATCACCATTCTTTATCCATTCTTGTAAATTAACTCCACCACTTCTTAAGAACTTATCAGCATCATTTGCCATAAAGAAATAAGGAATAGTATAATATTTATCATCCTTTTTAAACAAACAAACTAAAGCAGTTAAGTCTCTTGTTGCTGATAAATCCAAACCTATATAACAATCTAAACCATAAAATTGCGTTTCGTCCAATTTATCAACAAATAAATCTCTTAATAATTCATTAGGTATCCAAGCACTTTCTTGATCTACAAAGATATTCATATGTTTTGTTAGAAAAGAATTTAAACCTGAAACAGAATATTTTGATTGGTTGTATTCCGTTACTATATCTTCAACATGACATATTTTTCCTATAGATGGATTAGCTTTCACCCAATTAGAATTGTCTTTATAATCATCTCCTTCATCTAAAGTAAATATAGCAGCAAAAAGAGAATCATCTTCTATATCACCATTTAATACATTTTGGGCATACAACATATAATTATAACAAAAGGAAGTTAAAGAAAAGCCAGCAGTTGTAATCAAGAAAATCATTGGGTTTTCTCTTGCTAATATAGAGGATTTAATTACGTTAAATAATTTATCATCTGGGTATGCATGCGTTTCATCAAGTATCGCTGCTGATGTTGAATATCCGTCTAATCGGTGGGCATTACTTGCCAAAACTTTACTGAAACCTCCTTTTAATTTATCTTTAAATATAATTTTATATCGTTGAGCTTCTAATCTTTTTCTTAACGCAGGAGAATGATTAATAATTCCTGTTGCATATTCTAAACATATATTTGCTTGTTCCCTTGTGGATGCTAACAATAACGATTGAGGATCCTCTACACCATCTGCAACTAAAAAGTAAAGTTGTAAAGCAGCACTAAAAACACTCTTACCATTCTTTCTACCCATCATTAAAAGAACATATCTAATTCTTCTTTTACCAGATTTATAGTAAAATCCAAATAAAGAAATTAAGATAAAAACTTGAAATGGAAGTAAATTAAATCGTTGATATTTATTGTCAATATTTATTCTCAAGAAATAAAAGAATTTAAAAACCTTTTCTATCTTAGTTGTATCATAAACAAGATCTTCTCGCTCTAAATCTTTTTCGTATCTTTCAACTGCTTTCTTAATCCATTTACTTACTTTTATAGTTTCATCTTTTACACCTCTTAAATAATCATCTCCTTTTTCCCAGCAATCACTTATATAGTCATCAATATTCATCTAATTTAACTTACTATTAAATTCTCTTGCGAACCAAAATATCAATAGGGATGAAGATGGATTACTTATCTTTGATGCTTTTATTATCCAAGATAGTTTAAGAAGTTCTTTTCTTACCTTTCCTAGTTGCTCTCTTTTTAAATCCATAGCATGTTACTTTTTCTTGAGGACAACAACGTCCACCTTTACTTACACCTTCTGATGTTATTTTAATAGTTGTTTCATCTACACCTTTTTTTATAAGTTGTAAGATTAAACCTCTGTGGATAGCATCTCTGGTACTTGGTACTCTTCTGTATTGAGGACCATCTACTAATGTTTCTACTTCTATTTTCATATCATTATTCATTTTTAAAAACTTTGTCAAATTCATCTGCTTGTGCTTCAGATTCCATTTTTAATTTATGTCTTTCTGAAGGAGATAAAGCTAATTGACGAAAAAGACTTTGTATAGATTTTAAACTTTGTTGATAGACATCAACCGATCTGTTTTTTTGAAAAAAATCCTCCTTATCTGGATCGCGAGTTACATTAATCTTTATACCATTTTCTTTGATATCATACTTAGCAGTATGTGCCATTTCAATATTAAACAATAACTCCTCAATTAATAGATCATCACTTTCATCATACAATTCCTTATCGGATAAATAATTCACAATTTTTAATTTGAGTTCATCACTATATTCTTTAGTCATTGGTTGATAAACCCAATTTGAATCGTTAAACCTTTCCATATATTTATTTATTTATATATTTATTAAAATTAGCCAAATATTTTTTTATGTCATAGATTTTAGTTATATTTGCATTATGGTGCCATTATAAGGAAGTAACCCATTATTATAAAGCGAGCCACGATTTGGAAGTAAACCAAAAGCAGAAAGCGAGCCATAAAAACAAAGTAACCCATATTGGAAAAACGTCTGTAAAGCCCCTTAATCGGGGCTTTTTTATGCTTACTGTTTAGACCCTTTAGTCAGTTTTTTTTTAGGCGTTTCCTGGCATTACAAGAAGAGTCTTTTCTCACGTTGTAACTAAACATAATTAGGATACGCGTGTTGAATAGTTATTTAAAGTATTATGAGGTTATATACAGATGGTTGTAAAGTGGCCTAGAGGGGTGAGTTTTTT